ACCATCAATCTCAGGGACCCACTGCGTGATGTAACCAGTAAACCGCGTGTACGTTGTCGCAGCCTCGGTGACCTTCCACCGCACACGCTTACCCTCAACAACGTTCGGGTAGTACGTGCTCAAAGGGTTATCTGGTGTGAACGTGCCAGTCGGGTTATCGAGCGTGAACGACAACGACCCAGCACTGATCGTGTCAAGTTGTGTGGAGCGGCCCACCTTACGAGTGATCGCACCAGCACCAACATTGACCAGGCTAGTCACATCAGTCCACACAGCATCGGTGAACTCAATCTCAATGGTCGTGGAGTCAGGCAGTCCCGTTGCCATCAGGCCACGTTCCAGGCCGCGGGCACAGCCCCACGCTGAGCACCCTCACGCATGATCTTCCTAATCTCACGCGCAATGTCATCCTTCGAGCTGACAGACTGACCAGTGTTTACAATGATTGTGGACCCGCCAGCAGCCATTGTTCCCACGTTGGGCACGCGTGGCACAATGCGACCACTCGTTGAAGGCACAAACAACTCTGGCCTGCGCTCACCAACAATGTAGGGAGTGTTCGCAGAGACAGGTCCACCCGCGGCCATCCCATTAACTCCACCAAGTTGTGCAAACGCTGTAAGGTTTAATACTTTTCCTGCAGCCTCACCTTTAATACCAAGTTTTGCGAGATCGGCCAACAACGCTTTATCAGCCTTGCTGATTTCAGTCTTAGCAACAATCTTGGTCGTAACCTTTTTGGGAATAAGACCGAGGCTGTCTGCGTAATTGTTTGCAGCCGTCTTAGACATACCAAGTTTAGTAGCCATCTTAATAACATTTTCGCGACCACGAACCAGCGCGGCATTAGCCTTGTCCTGGTTAATTGTTTGCTTAAACACTGCGGCCGAAGCGTCATCAGCTGCACCAGCGACATCACGCAAAGCAGCCCTATTAGCCAAAGCAGCAACACTGTTGCCCTTGAGCGAGCCACCATTCTTTTTGATCTCGGCTTGAGCCTTCTGAATGCTTGTGGTCAGGTTGTCGTTGGCGGCCTGAGAATCAACAAAGCCACCACCGAGCGCATCAAGTTGTTCACGGTAAGCCTTCACCTTGTCGGCAACCGTTGACGCAGTGTCAGCTATAACCTCCTGCGCAGCAGACAATGAGCCAGCAGAACTCGTGGCCTTGAACTGTGCCACAACCGCGGCATCAAGAGCAGTCTTGTTTTCAAGGTAGGACTTGTTGGAGTCATACACACTGACAGCCAACTCAGAAACAGCAGACTCGGCGACCCCGTATTTTGATGCGATGTCAACCACTGGCTGATTCAACGCAAACAAAGCATTAGCACTATCGCTAATACTTTGGTCAAGGTCCATTAAAGCGTTGCGTCCAGTAAGAATCTTTGTGTAACCAACAGCCAAGACGTTAGTAAAATTAGTCCACGCGCCAGACAGACTGCTAATGTTCTCAGCACTTGCCGCGTCGTTCAGCTCTTTAAGCCTGTCCCGCGAATCAGCAACATTTTGTTTAAGGTCAGCGAAACTGGTCGGGTCAAACTTCTTACTCAACGTGTCGCGTAATGCACTAGCCGTATCGTTTAATTCTTTAGTCTTGCCAATAGAGGAACTGACAGCACCGATCAGAATTATTAGACCAACAGCGGCTAAGCCCGTGGCGGCGCGAAGTGCAAGCATCTTGGCCTGAGTTGCCACAATAGTGCGACCAGCAGTCAGCATTGAAACATTGAACGTGCCCATCATGCGAGTCGTCAAAAGCAGTGCAGTGCGGAAAGCAGCAAACGCCCGAACGGCCCCCAAAATCTTAGGACCAAACAAAACAGCAGCCGCACCAGCAGCGACAAGTGCAAATGTAAAAGTTTGCACAGGTCCTGGCAGGGAATTGAAACCCTCAATGATTGGGGTCAGGACCCCAACCAATGATGTCAATGCTGGAACGAGCAGGGCACCAACCTTTTCCTGCAACTCACCAAACTGGTTTTTAAGAATGTCAGCCTTACCAGCAGCGGTCTGGCCTTCCTTCTCAGCGAAGCCACCAACCTGGGTGCGCAAACCCGACATGATCTGCGTGAAGTTTGCACCAGTTGAACCGGCGTCCTTAAAGTTAATGCCAACGCTTTTTAGTGCGCGTCCCTGACCCATTAACGCCTTACCAATAGCAGCAGAAGCATCAGGCAAAGTCTTACCAGTCTTGGCGGCAAAGTCAGCAACCAGTGGCGTAAGGTCCTTGAGCTGCTGACCAGTTAAACCGTACTGCGCTAACGTGGCTTGAGCAGCAGCGTAAGCCTCGTCATCAAAGCGAGTCTTTTTTTGTAACTCAGCATTCAACGCGTTAAGTGCACCTACGTTAGTATCGGCAAGATTGGGAAACTTTTCAAACGCGTCATTGAGTTTGACTTGTGCTTGCTCAGAATCGCTGAAGGCTTTGATCGATGTCGCGCCAAAGGCGACAAGCGTTGCACCAAGCGCGGCAGTGTTGATTGACATCTTGCCAAGAGAGCTGCCAATACCGCCAAGAGTTTTGCTGGCCTTGTCAACAGCGATGATGCTTAGAACAAGGTTGCTGTTAGCCATCGTTACTCCTGTTCATAGCATCGGCGTACATTCTCAAAGCATCAAACTGGCCAGCGGTCAGGTCACGCAATTCCCACGGTTTAATCCCGAACAGGTGCGCGAACATTGGCCCGTACTGGTAGATCAGGTATTGTCGGCTTCCTCTTTTGGGGCTTCCTCAACCTCTTGATCCACAACGTTGAAATCGCCCCACGAAAAGTCAAAGTCCGTAAAGCGCAGCTCAGGTTGCTTACGCTTCACTGCCACCCACAGGCCAGCCTTAAGCGCGGACATTGACCCGCTGGTGACTGCGGTTTCCCACTCAGACCAGGTAAAGCCTGTGACCTTCTCAATGGCAATGCACTCAGACATCAGCAGGTTCTCGGTGTCAAGCTCGTAAGCGTCTTCGTTGATTGTGAACTGGTACTTCATTGCGGTCCCTTCGTTGTTGTTGAGCGTGGCCCACCCCATGAGGCAGGCCACGCTTCAACGATTACTTACAGTGCAGAGTCAGTGTTGACTGTGCGGATTTGGAATGGTGCATTTGTGCCATCATAGAGAGCAGTCAACGTGACCTTCTGTGCAAGCACTTCCGGACCTTCAGCGTTGACTTCAGCCTTGGTGATCTTGGCCGCGGGGATGATGACCTCGAGCGTGGGGTTATTGCTACCAGTCAGCGATGTGGCAGTTGCGTAGGTCAACGTGATTGCCGTTGTTGTGTTGGCAACGTAAAGGTCATACAGCGTGGCCTGGCTGATGAAGTCAACCTCTAGCTCGACCTCGTAGGTGCGGTAGCCATTGATCAACTGTTCGGCCTTGATGCCCGAGGCATTGGCGTAGTAGCGATCGGTGGCCAATGGGTTTTCACCCTTGACCTTGGCTGATGTCACACCAGCAAGCGCGGTTGAGCCACTGATGCTGACAACACTGCCGGTCGTTGACGCCGTGCCACCGAGTGCAACAGTCAACTGTGCACCAGTGAACTGCTCCTGCGTGCTGGAGTACGAGGCGGTGGCAAGGCCTGTGGCGGTGGTTTGTGTCCAGCCATCAATGTCAAACTTGACGGTGACTGGATCGGTGACGTTGCCACCGAACTCAAAGCCACTGATCTTGACACCATTCCACGTGAACGGCTTCACGGTGCCGTCAGTTTGTGGCCGGCCAACCTGTAGCGTGATTGATGAGCCAGCGGACTTCTGGTCCCCTGGCTGGAACACTGACTGGTACACACCAGTGGTCAACGTGCTCGGAGTCGTCGTTGAACCAAGAGCTGCACGCCACAACGTGCCAAGGGACTTGTCAGTCAACTCAACCTCAAAATCACCACTGACAGACTTAGTGGTCAGGACGTGGCGCGACAACAAAGCCACACCATTAGTGGACCCATACAGGCCTTCACCTTGTGCGCGGTTCACCTCAAACTGGACACCCTCACTGATGTGAGGCTGAAACTTACTTACCACCACAGCGGTGCCAGCAGTGGTCTCCACTGCCCAACCCAGCTGCGACACCAAACCTGATGCGAAACCCATGATTTATTCCTTGCCTTCCTTGATGTCGGTTAATACCTCAAAGGTGTCCTCTGGCCACACGCGCTCAGCGAAGACTTTGTCGTCCACCTCAAACGCTTCATCAACGTCGATGAGACGTTGAATCAGTGGAATCCAGCGGGGCTCATTTGCGATTAGACGCACTCGTGCCATGTGCACTCCTGGGTATTGTTTGGCCACTGGGCAGCGGCACACTTAATTGCGGTCCTTACACACGGAACGTGGCATCGATGTCAAACGTCATCATCACCTGAATGCCCAGGTCTGTTGCCGTTTGCGTCATGCGCACATTCGTCATAATGATTAAATCAATGTTGCTCAAGCCATCCCACGTGCTCTTAGTCATGAGTACCGCTGAGACGGCGTCAAAGGCGATCTCAGCCTGTCCACGGGTAGTGCTGAATACCTGACTGCCAGACCACGCTACGACCGCACAGGGCACGCTGACGGTCTCTGAGCGGTGCCCTGCACCAATGGGCAACGAAGCCCACTGCGCGTCCACTGTGGTTTCAGGAACCTCGTCCTCATCGGCGAAGCCATAACCCCC